GCCCAGTACCAGCATAACCCCAAAATCTATCAAGACCATAATAAACAGTAGCTGATGCCGCAGTAATAGTACCACCTCTTTGATTAATCCTCATATCTCCGTTGATAATGAGGTTACGAAACGTTGGTTGGGTTGAGTAGACTGCGCCGTTCTGAGAGAAAGACCCGGTGACAGCAACGCCACTTGAAGTAACGCTCATTACAGTAGTACCACCAGACTGAATATTAATATTGCCTGAGTTATCAGCCGAGGTTTCTAGACCTCCGACTCCGGTTGTCTTTGCATTTATATTAATTGCCATTAATTAGACTCCTACGTCTGGTAGTGTCGCTGCCTTTAATTGTTCTACTGTTGTCATGCTGTCTACTTGTGCAGGAGCATCTCTTAATGCTTGTTTTTTAGTAACAATGTCAGAAGTATCAGCACCTGCTTCTAATGCTCTTTGAAAAGCAACATCTAATGCTTCTAATTTAGGAGCTCTTTCAAAACGAAGTCTGTTTTTAGTAATGTCTTTTGCTTTATTAATATTTACTTGTATAGCCATTATGCCCACTCCCATGCGTTTCTAAAAGTTCTATCAGATGGTATTTCTGATACATCTACAATATGATAATCTTTACCTGCTGGTACATCTTTAGCAGCTAATTCTTCTATTGTATGTTCTGCTAACCATTCTGCTGTTGGAATAATAATACTAATTCCGCCTTCATCATTGTTATATACGATTCTTTTTTCCATATTTTTTCCTTATCTAAAAATTGCTACGCCGACTGGATTAAAATCACCTACAATGGTAACAGTGTCACCACCACCTGCAATATAATAACTTTGAATTCTAACACTACCTGTTGCTCTAGCAGAAGAATTGTCTAAAGTTGTAATATGAACTTGGTTTTGTGCATAATAACTTGAACCAAATACAACTGAATAATTGGTGTCAGGCATTGCTGTTGTAAATGTTAAAGTAAAATCTCCTGTGCCGTTATCTGTTAATGATGAAATATTAGCACTACTTTGTAATGCAGCAGATGGCTCATTAATTGATGCCCATGCTCTAGCACCATAATAAGGAGCAGAACCTGTAGTTTCTGAAACAACACTTGCAGCGCCCCAACTAAATGTTCCATCACCATCAGACAACAAAGCTTGCCCTGAAGTACCATCACCACTAACATTTAATTCATCGGCACCAACTGAGTTATCTGCTATTGTTGCAGCATTGACTTCATTTAATGTAGCTAATGATCCTAATCCTAATGATGTTCTTGCTGTTGCTCCAGACTCAGCTACCCATGTAGTACCATTTCCAACAATAATATTACCATCTGTTTTAGCTAGGTTAGAGATAGCTTGAAGGTCAGCGTCATACGCTTGAACATCTGTACCAATAGCAACGCCTAGATTAGTTCTAGCATCTGATGCAGTAGAAGCACCAGTACCACCATCAGCAATTGTTAAATCTGTAATACCTACAATAGTACCGCCAGATACGTTGATTGCAGTTGCATTTTGAACTGCCATTGAGCCTAAACCTAAATTAGTTCTTGCAGTAGACGAATCAGAAGCGCCAGTACCACCATCAGCAATAGCTAAATCAGTGCCTAAAGTTAAACTACTTGCGTGCGTTGTAACTTGTTGCATATCAGTGCCATCATTAAAGAGCACCATAGTTTTGCCTGCAGGAACAGCAATACCGGTACCTCCTGATGGAGTGACAGTAACAGCATCAGCTAAACCATTATTAATTATATATTGCTTTTCAATAGCAGGGACAGTTAATACACGAGCACCACCTGAAGTGCCTGTTAAGTTTAGTCTTAAATTACGCGCTGTTTGAGCGGTGTTAGTATCGGTAAGAGTTAAAGTAACATCAGCACTAGAAAAGCTAACGTTAGCAGAGCCTGTAATAGCTTCTTCAATCGCCGTGCCTAAGTTGGTGTTAGTCGTCGTTCCCCAAGTACCAGACTGTTCACCTGTACCTATGAGTTCTATTTTTAAATCTGAATACGTACTTGCCATAATAAATCCTTGAATTTATGTTATTTTAACTCGATTGTCCTTGCATTGGAATACTTGTCACATAAATAGCTGTGTGGCGTTTCTCATCCCAAGGTTCATTACAATCAGAGCATGTGCCTGAAGTATATTCTTCTGCGTCAACGGTCATACCACAATTAACGCACTCAAGGCCTACTTCATAAGTACATTCAATTTGACCATTTTCTTTTTTCTTTGCTTCTATTTTTATCATGCTGCTATCTCCGTCCAGTTAGGTGATTGTGCATCATTGACATCACTCCAACTATTAGTTTGTGAATCGTTTATATCTACCCATCCTGGAGTCTGTCCATCATCTATATCACTCCATACTAATACATTGCTTGTACTTGCTGTTAAGAGGAACCCAGTGATATTAATTAAGACACCTTGTCCTTCTATAACTGTTACAGTACCAACTTGTCCTGTTATTTGTAGTCCTGTTACTTCGGCATTCGCATCTGCTTCTACTGTTACAGACTCTAATACTGTTGTACCTGTAACCCCTGTAACAACTACATTTGCATCTGCGGTAACAGTTTCATCACCAAGTTGTGTAGTACCAAACACTCCTGTAACAACTACATTAGCATCTGCTGTTACAGTTTCATTACCTAACTGAGTAGTTCCTACTACCCCTGTAACACTAACACTAATTCCTGTACCTTCTATTACAGTAACAGATTCTAGCGTTGTAGTTGCCACTAGTCCTGTTAAATTAATGTTAGCATCTGCTTCTATTGTTACAGATTCTAATACTGTTGTAGCAGTTACTCCTGTTACATCTACATTTGCATCTGCTTGTACTTCTTCATCGCCTAGTTGTGTTGTAGCTTCTAGACCTGTTACGCTTATATTATTGTTTGTTATTAAGCTTACGCTTTCTAACGTTGTAGTTGCTTCTAGTCCAGTAACATCTATGCTTTGATTAATTGCAACGGTTACACTTTCTACAACTCCTGTAGCCGATACTCCTGTTACATTTACATTAGCATCTGCTGTTACAGTTTCATTACCTAATTGTCCTGTTGCCTGTACACCTACTACATTAACAACAGCTTTTCCAATTACAGTTTCGTTACCTAGTTGACCAGTAGCCTCTACGCCAGTAACACTGACATTTATATTACCTGCGCTTACCCCTTGCGAGGAGAGTGGCGCACTGGAAAAAGGACTTTCAGCAAACATTTAGAGCACCAACCATCTTGATCCTGATGGAACCGTAAACGCTGTACCACTTGCTACAGTGACAGGTCCGGTGCTCGTTGCATTGTACCCTGAAGGCACAGTGTAATTTACTGAGATGGTTTTATTATTAACAAACAACCCATTTGAGGCGACCATCTCTTCACCCGTAATAGAACCGCCCGCTGTGACATCTCCTGATGCATCTTCGTAAACTGATTTACCTGCAGGATAGACTACAAATACATCCTTATTCCCTGCTGAAAAGTTAACTGCACTTCCAGAGTTAGAAGAAGCAAGTATTGTATCCCTAGATAAAGTAGTGCCAGACGCAGTGTATGTACCAAGACCTACTTCCCACTCATCACCTTCTGGCAATGTAATAGTATAGTAAGTCGTGTTACCATCACCTATAACCGAAAAGCTATCAAAGTCAGTAACTGCTCCTGCGAGCGTAACGGTACCGGTACCAGTCGTGGCGGTCTGTTCTTTTACTCTGTCTTTTAAAACAAGAGCCATTCTAGCCTCCTATTAGGCTATACGAATAATAGCACTGGTTGAATCAGCTGTCGGGAATACAATTGTGAAGTCCCCGTTAGTTGATGTTTTATCTCCACCAAAGTCCAACACTGCTACAGCTTTATTTGAATTAGTACTGTTGTAAATTAATGCGCCTGCTGCAGTAATCGTAGATGATGCCCATGTCGAATCTGCAAAACTTAACCATGCTGTAGTTGAAGTTGATTGAGGAACAGATGAAACAGTCAGTGAGTTACCCCCTGCTGAATATCCTGTACCTGATACTTCGTTTGTTACTGTATATGCTGTGGTTGTAGCACCTAATGTTGCTGATGATGTATACAACGCAATGTAAAATGTATCCGCATTAGTACTACCTCTTGTAACTGTTGTACCAAACGCATGGACACCATTTAGCAAATCTACTTTAAAGCTTGTAGCCATAGCTTGTGATATTGCCATATTATTTCTCCAAAATCTTAATTAAATCTGAATGTCCTGCTTCTCGCAATCTATTCGCCAATGTAGTGCGGTCGGATTGTACCGCTTGTTTTAAGTAGAACACTAAAGTTTCTCTAATGCTTTCCTTAAATGCTTCTGCTTGATCTCGTATTAATGGGTTAGCATCTTTACTCACATACATAATTTTAGCTAACGCACGATCTGCAATCTCATCAGGTGTAAAGCCTCGACCTTCCGTCGTTAAAACTGCTACATCACCTTCTAATATATTTCCTTGATTATCAATCATTGTACTTCATACCTTGCTTGCCCACTTCGGTAGGCATCTCGTCTATCTTTACCATCACCTAGTTGTTTTAACATAGATAAGGCCTCTGTATAACGCTGTGTGTAATTTGCAATTACATCTGGTTCTGCTTTTAGATACGTAGCTGCTTCCAACAAACTTCCATAAAATAAAGCAGTATCAAAATTTTCACCCAACCAACTAGTGCCAGCAGTAACAATAGAGGTAGGATAATAAAAATAATGCAACTCAACAGTATAGTTCTGATCGGGTGTAGGAC